TGCCGGCCGCGGCTGCCGCCTCTTCGGCCTCGACCGCTTCGCGCGCGGCCTGCTCCTCTTCGGACAGCATTGGCACGCCGAAGCGATCCAGGATCGCTCGCTCGTCGACGGGCGCGCCCGCGAGCTTGAGCGACTGGATGCCGTCGCCGATCGCCTTGAGCGCAGCGCCCTCTTTGCCCTCGTCCTCGGGTGGCTCGACGGCGAAGCTCGGCCGTGGGGCGAGATCAGGCGTACCGAAGTTGTAGAACGCCCAGTGGGTCAGAACCTGATCGCGCAGCACGTTCGCGATGCGGGCATCCTCGAGCGCCTTATCGATGCGGATGAGATTTTGAATCTGCCCGAGCGCACGGCTGCCGCCGTCGGTGCCACCTTCGGTCGTCAGATTCTGGCCGAGCACGGCGACGGCGATATCGACGTCGAGCTCCTTCTTGAACAGCTGGAAGGTCTCGTGGGTCTTGGCCTCGGCCTCTTCGTACTCGACGTCGAAGCTGCCCTTGTCCTTCGGAAGCTGCGGCAGGCCGATCACGGCGTCGCTGGCGATATTGGACAGATCGTTTTGGAACTTGCTCTTGAGCGTCGCGTCCGAGTCGGCCGGGTACTTGCCCTTGATGATGGGCATGCCGTGCCGCTCGTTGTAGCGGGCCCAGTCTCGATAGTCCCAGCCGCGCATCAGGTATTTGTCGGCCAGAGGGCGAATGAGACCGTCGAGCCAGCCGTACTGATACCCATAGGGGGTATAAATCACCCATTTGCCGTCGGAGTACGGTTGCGAGTCGACGCGCGGCAGACGGACCAGTCCCTCTGCGGTGAGGAGGACGTAGCGCATCTCGGCCCAGTCCCAATAGACGAACTGGGGGTGCCAGATTTTCAAACGCGGCAGCCATGCCACGCGCTCGCGCTTCGATGCGAGCTGGACGCCAGGAGCGATCGTCGTCCACTCGCGCATGCGCGCGTTTGTGTCCCAGACGATCTCGGCGAGGCCGAAGCCGAGCTTGTTACCCCAGGAGGACAGAGCACCAACGACCTCGCTCGGGAAAATTCTTTCCCACAGGCCCGCCTCGTCGTCGCTGCCGCCGATCAAATCGGCCGCTATTTTGGCTTTCGCGCTCGCGTTGGCGGGCTTGACCTCGACGGGACTCGCGAGTAGGGCGCCGACGCGAGTTTTGAGCACACCGCTGATGCGATCGTCGCGCATCATGGCGTCCGCAAGCTGGGCGGACGTGAAGAAATACCCGCGATCGTGCGTCTGCAGGATGCTTTGAATCCCGCTGACCGAGTCGACGCCCGCGATGGTGTTGATCGCGAGATCAGTGAATGAACGACGGGCGCCTAGGCGCAGACGTAGGGGCTCGTCGTCTTCGGGGGTCATTGCGTTTCACTTTGCTGTTTTGATCAACAGACTTAACAGCGCATTCACGATCATCACCATCCACGCCATCGCCGGCATTCACGCCGTTCGGTTCGCCATCAGATCCGCCGCCTCTGTATCCCGCTCAAGTCGACCGTGCCGTATTCGGCCTCGAAGCCCTCGTTCCATGCGCCGCTGAGCGCGTCCACCTGGTCATCATGCCGATCGCCGACGCCCGTGAAGTTCGTGACCTCGGACAGGAAATCCTTGAGCCACGGGACGGGCCTGGCGTCTGTCGGCTTCGGCACATAGACGCGGCCGGCATTCCACGCCGTCGCGACGGGTTGGCTTCGCGTGAATTTATCGCCGAGCGGGGCGACCTCGGTGATGCGCAGGTCCGGATCGATCTCCTCGAGCATCTGCGGCACGGCTTTGAAGCCGCCGACTGATTCAACAGCCATGCTGGGGTTGCCGTGCTTGAGTTGGAACGCGCGCATGTCGCGCACAAGCTGCGGGATCGGCACGCGCTTCTTATAGACGTCGAGCACCCACGCTTCGGTGTTGGCGCCTCGGCCTTTCATTGCGAGCGCGACGATCGCGCTGGCATCGGCGGATGTCTTCGTACTGGCCGCGGGGTCCGCAAACAGCGACAGCCGACAGCCGTCGATCGAAAACGTGTCCTGGTCGTAGTAGTGCTCGGTCCCGAAGACCGACGCGCCCTTGGGCCTCGGCCTGCCCTGGTAGAGCGAAGCGAAGTCATATTCGCTGTAGACGTTTTGCGGGAAGTACGTCGCCGGGTAGCGATCGGGCCAGAGAGCCTCGCCGGGCGCGCGGCCGAGCGGATCGTTTTCCTCGGCCAGCGCCGGGATATTGATGTAGTCCCATCCATGGTCGGTGACGAGACGGCCGATCAGGTCGTCTTGAACCCATCTCGTGTGCACCACGATGACCGACGCGCCTTCGAGCCGGGTCATGGTGTCCGACGTGAACGTCTCCCAGATGTGCTCGCGTTGAATCGGCGATTCGGCGGCCTCGCGTCCGGGATATGGATCGTCAACGACCAGTAGCCCCGAGACGCCGTAGCCAACGAGGCCCTTGTCCGAACCGGAGGCGAGTAATCCACCGCCCTGCTTGGTGCGCCACGAGCCCTTGCGCTGCAGAGTTCCGAGTTCAGCGCCGCCCTTGACGGCGTAGCGCCTGATCGATTCGGACTGGTCCTCGGCGAACTGGCTCGATTTGCCGACGTAGGCGCAGACGTCGGTCGGGCTCTGGTTGAGCCACCAGGCGATCGCGCGCTTGATGGTTTCCGTTTTCCCGTGACGCGGTGGGTAAGACACGCAGAATTTCCGGGGAGCCCAGCGGGCTTTTTCGATGCGTGAGATCAGCGGCTCGAGGTGCGGGAGGAGCGGCTCCCACGGAACGACGCGCTGGAGAAAATCCCGGATCGGCTCGCGCCCTCGCAGCCGTTCGCAGAGTTCGAGTTCTTCGAGCTCAAGGCTTGTCAGCCGGCGGGGGCGACTCGCCACTTGCCAACTCCGATTGCGCCCGCGCGCGCAGCTCTGCCAATCGCTTGCGCATGGCCGCGGTGGTCATGACGTCGAGGTTCGATTCGGTTTCGATCGGACCCCCTTCGGGTCCCGACATTTCGACCCGCTCGGGGGGTTTGCCGAGGCAGTACTGGTAGATGAGGTTCTTGCAGGCGACGGTGTTTCGATCGCGCCTGTCGATCGCGGTCGCGTAGGTCGACGAGAACAGCAGATCCATTCTCGTCTTGTCGCCGCTCTCGCCGCCCCTGGTGGTGATGGGCTCGGACATGAAGTCGATTAGCGCGTTGACCAGGTCGGCGCGCCCGCTGCCCTTGGGCCGGCCCGGTCCGCCCTTGCCGCCCTTGCCGAATCGGCCCTTGGCATCTCGGTTGCTGCGGGCCGATTTCTGGCCGTTTTGTTCAGTCGCGGTGGAGTTGGAATCTGGGGGTGGTTTTCCCATGGTGAGTCCTCTCAATCGCCTTCGGAAGACGCCGCCTGGCGCAGCATCTCGGCTTCGAAATCACGCGCGAGCTCGGGGTCGACCTTCTCCCGGATCTCGGCGAAGACGGCCCGCTCCATCTTGAGAGCGGCGACGTTGGTGACGTTCATGAGCCGGCCGAGCTCGTCGAGCAGAATCCCGCCCCGGTCTGCCACGTCGAGGGCGCAGGTTTCGGGGATCTGGTCGGGCTCTAAGTGTGGGAAATTGTACTTGATTGAGCCGGTCTCGGGCAGGACGTCGAGGTACAGGTGATAGGCGCACGACACGAACGGGCAGGGGCGTCGTTCGGCCAGGCGCTTGAGTACCGCGAGGGCGTCGGCGGGCGCGATATCCAGGACTTGTGCGACGCTCCAGATTGCGAGTGCGAGCCGCTCCTGTGATTCGATTTCGAGACACGGCTCGGCCGCCAGCTTGGCTTTGAGGCGGCTCACCACGGCCATGGCCGCGTTCTCGTCGTCCGACAGCCGGCACTCCTCCCGGTCCCTAGGGCGTTGGTCGTAGTAGACGCGGAGCCGGAATCGCTCGGTGAACTGCGCCAGGTCGAGTCGACGCCGCAGGACGGAGGCAGGGCGGGGGGCTTGGGTCCACTTGCGATTGGGCTTGCGGTCGATGTCCGGGCGGCAGTCGGGGTTATCCGGTGGGGCGGGCGCGGGTGCGGCCGCGACGAGTGACAGCGTCATTTCGAGTTGAACCATTAGGCGAATCGGAGGCGGTTCGGGCGCTTCGTGGCCGTTCGTTTGTTTCGAGTGCTGCCGGCTGCGCCGTATCGGAACCTCCACCTCCAGGGTTCCGGTAAACGCGAAGATGCAGACTT